AGTGGGACGTTCTTATCGCCCCCGCGTACCAAGAACGACGCAGCCAGCAGCACGGGGCCGGACCACCATCCGGCCGCGCCAAGGTTGATTTGCCCGCTGGTCACTGCCAGGGCGAGCGCACCGAGGAGCGCCCGCAGGACCACCGAGAAGCGCGACATCGTCCCAAGGAACATGGACTCATCCATGAAGAACTGTTTGATCCACGTCAACATCCTAGCCTCCTACTCGCACTTACAGTTTCGGCAATACGTGCACCCTGGCACGCAAGGCGTCGGCTGCGCAAGCGCCGGACAGCACTCATCTGGTGCGCACTCTCCCCCCGGACACGTACAACAGCCCCCGCCCGGCGTTGGCGATGGGGTCGCCGTTGCTGTCGGCGTGACGGTCTTCGTCACCGTCGGAGAGCTAAATATCACGTCCTTTTGGACCCAACCGACTGCCTGCGCGGTCGGTAGCGCTGTTGCGGTCCCTGTCGAAGTCGGGGTCGGAGTGGCCGTGGCGGTCGGTGGGACCGTTCCTGTTACAGTATCAGCCGGGGTCGGCGTAGTCGTCGATGTGACTGTCGGCGTCATGGGGCTAATGAACGTATCGGACAACACCCACCCAAGCGCCGACAGGGGCGTCGGGGGCATCGTGGGAGTCTGGGTAGGCGTCGGCGTCAGGGTCACAGTCACGGCTGGCGTCCCTATAAGCGCGTCCGACATTGACATCCCTCGGATGCACTTCCCGGCCCCACAGACGGCCCCGAACTCCGCGAGGCAGCCACCACACCCAAGCCCAGACTCCATAAAGCAGCCGGTCCCGCAGAAGCAACAGCTTCCTGGCATCGGCGTCTCTGTAGGAGTTGTCGTGGGAGTCGATGCGGGCGACGGCGTGGGCGTCATCGTCACGCAGCCTACCCCCGGTACACATCCCAGTCCAGGCATCGGTGTGAAGCTCCCGCAGTTCCCTCCTGGTAAGACCGCAAAGCAGAACCCACCAGGAAAGTTACAACACGTCCCAGGGGATGCGGGCGGGAGGGTCGGGACGATCGGGGGCGTCGGCGTGTCTACTACCGGAACGTCCGTAGGTGTATAGGTCCGCGTATTCGTCGGGATGCCAGTCGGCAATGGCGTCGACATGAATACGTCCTCTTGGACTCGACGCCCAATCACCATCGTTGGCGTCGCCCACGTGCCTGTCGGGGTTGGCGTCTGCGTAGGCGTATCTGTCTTCGTAGGCGTGATTGTCCGCGTCGGGGTCTCTGTCCCCGTTGGCGTCTTCGTCAGTGTGACCGTCGCCGTCGCCGTCGCGATCTGCGTCCCCGTGGGCGTATCTACTGGCGTCGACGTAAAGGTAGAGGTCGGGGTCGGTGTGAAGGTCCTAGTCGGGACCGCGGTGGGCGTCTCCGTAACGGTCGCGGTCGCCGGGGGTGTCCCCGTTACTGTTGGCTCTGGTGTCTCAGTGCTAACAAGCGCATCCGACAGCGCATACCCCACAACAGGAGTCGGCGTATAACATCCATTATACCCGCGTTGACAGAATAGAGCGTCTATTGTCGTCACGACGCCATCTAGGTTCCTATCACACGAAGGGCAATCCGAGAGTGGATTAGACCCAATATGGATCGCAAGGCACAGGGTACACTCCTCAGCGGTCGTCATGCCATTCCCATCACAGTCTCCAACGCACGTAGCAAACGTAGGCGTCGGCGTTGTCGTCGGCGTCAACGTAGCTGTAGGTGTCGTGGTCGCTGTGCTCGTCAGCGGGACTGTCCCCGTAACGGTTGGAGGAGACGTAGGCGTATTAGTCGAGGTCTGCGTAGGTGTCGAGGTCTTCGACGGCGTTGCGGTCAGCGTCTGCGTCCGTGTCAACGTTGCCGTGGGCACGGCGGTCGACACATACGCATCCTCCAGAACGCCGTCGATTCTCCCCCCGCCCTGCGCAAGGACGAGCCTCACGACCAAGAGGCCGAGGATACAAACCGAGGAGAGAGTAAGTATCTTCGCTCTTGTCATCGAGAGGCTCCTACCCGTCGAGCTAGACTACGGGGTTGTTCCCATTAGGCAGAGTTCGATCATCTCAAACGCTGCTGCGTCGTTTAGATTACAAACTGGGTTGTCCACGTATCGCGTAACACGTACGCGGGACGGAGTATTCGCGCAAGTAGCTACAGAAGCACAAGGTGGCTGTCCCGGAGTGCTCTGATCTGCAGGAACAAACCCAAGCGCCGCAGAGTTCGACACAACGGTCTGCGCAATAGCAAAAGGGTTTATCGTCCGTGTAATAGCCGGCGGGCCGTCACCGTCGTTGACCTGCCACTTTGACGTTATACTCCCTCCCACCGAAGCTACCCCACCTACTGCGAAGCAAACATTGTTCGTCGCAGTAGTTGAGTTAATTCTCCCGTAGATCGTCGCCGAGATCGTCATACTCGACAAATACGACGGGAAATTCACCTCGACTGTCGCTGCCTGATTCCCAGACGACGCAAACGAGATATAGTTATTCCCGCCTGCGTCTATTGTCCGGGTCGCATTCCCGAGTAGGCTCGCTCCCGTCTGAACCGCCAGGGCCGGGTAGCACTGTCTCCATTGCCCTGCCTCGGCCACGATCGGTGAGAGCAGGACCCCCACCAGGACTGATAGTCCGCAAATCTTCTTCATTCTACACTCCTATGGTTGTCAGGCTCTCGCCTTACGTTTATCGAAGGAACTCTATCTGTATATTCTCTAATCCGACGGGAAGAGGCAATGTATCTGCGACCGCTGCCGCTGCGCGTGTGATTGCCATTACGACATGCGCATTTGGCACCCACGTACTAGCGTCTAACTCGTCTGCGGACCATGACACATCCACTCGTATACCTGGAGTGGCGGCACGGCTAGTTTTAGTTACTGAGTGCCCCCCAAGAGTAGGGTCACAGGGGGCGTCACCTACGTTATAGAGACACCAGTTTATATCCCATACAACATCGCCGGGTGAACCGAACGTGACTGGTGAGTGCCACGAGAGTTGAAGTGTCTCCACCGTCAGGGGGTAGGCACTAGGGAGTATAAAATCAAAGATCGCCACTTGATCTTGGTCTGGGTCGTAATCGAGATTACATGGTTTATTCGGGCTACATTCCAACTGAGGTGGGCTACCCGTCGTCAGCAATAGTAGGTCCGCCGTCCTATCGAAGGAGACCATTTTCAAACCAGACCCGAAGCCATCTGTGCAGACAATTTGATACTCCTTCGTGATACCACTACCAGAGACCGTTGCGATATAGATCCCTGGCTCGATATACACTTGGAGTATCTGGGAGACCGGGACAGCTCCCGTGAAGGCGGTCGTCCCCGCAGCGTTCGTCCAGACCTCTGATACCGGTGCGCCCGCGAGGGTCTTGAACGTCGCAGCGGCTCCAGGTATCGGACGTCCCTGCGGTCCCGCTAGGAAGACAGGGGAGCAGGGCAACGGGCTCGCCTGCGCGATATGCGCTATGAATATCGAGAGAGCAAGACTCAACAATCTAATCATCGTCTCCAGTCCCTTCGCCGTGAGAAACCAGTCTCCAGCTTAATCGGAAAGTTAGTGATAAATCGAACAGACGTCGGCGAGGCGCTTATGCGACATAGGGTGACAAGACTCATCTCGACGGCCGTCTGGTCCTTTCGTAGCTCCGACGTATCCAAATACCTATGTCGAGACGCAGCCGAGATCGCCGCATCTAGGACAATCAGTTCTTGCAGAATCCTAGCAAACTCCGTCTCGATCACCGTCTCGTCTTGCACCAGCGGATTGATCCACTTGATATATTTAACGAGAATCCCCTGCGGATTGTCCTCCTGCGGGACCTCGTTCAGTTGGATGAAATTCAACACCCTCCGGTACGACGGGACCCCAAATCGCCCCGAGACATCAGGGAAATTCTCATCCCCCTCGTAGAAGTCCATCTTCCTGCGTTCGGTCTGTGGGTTGATGGTGTAGGGAACCGTCGGGTCCTTCCACCACAGCGATCGCACGATCCCAGCCTCCCCCGGTAGCTCGTACTCTGTGAGGGTCGCATACACATCAATCGTATCCTCATCGGAGAGGGCTTTCTCTGCGTTGTAGAAGATCTGGACACATCTATTCGTCAACGCGCTATTAAGCCAGAAGTCGAGGTCCCGGTTCGTCACGAGAGGATCGAGACTCACCCCTGGTGACTCGACGCCCGTCGCGGGATCGACAATGTCCGCCTTGAGCGCGTTGACATTCCGACGAACCATCTCTCGCATCTCTGCGAGATTATATCGACCCAGATCGTCCATTCACTACCCTTCATCCACCATACCTAGCAGAGAGACGGGAGGAGTCTCTCTGCTAGGTACCTTCTTGAGGTGGCCTCGATTACGCTGGGTTAACACCCAGCCAACCGAGGTAGTCACTCCAGCCGTAGGAGAGGGCAAAGGCTGCGAAGACCCAGTTCGTCCTCGCCCGCTCGTCCTCTGTGTCCCACGTATGAAACCGCTCCCGGAACCAGACCTTCACCTTGGTCCGCCCCTTGTCGACGGACATGAACCAGTTATTCGGAGAGATGAGATGCTCCGAGACGTAGGTCGTCGTCTTGTTCCGCGACACGTTATCCGCCCTATTGGCGGTATCGGGTCGCCCTGCCGAGGTCACGATTTCGTTGGCTTCGTACTCCCGCTCGGGTGGGATGATGAGTCCCGAGGGTGTCATCTGGAGCCGTCGTACTCCCGTGTGATCGAAGAGACGACGGAAGGTGGTCAGGGCCAGACGGTAGTTCGTCACCGTCAAGGGACCGACCGGATCGAGCATGTTCGACTGGACGCCACCGCCCCGGTAGAAGGGGTGGGACGTGTTGAAAAGGGAGACCCCATCTGGTCCCGTCGGACCTCCCGAGAATCCGCTGTTCAGTAGATCATGGACGAGGATCTCGATCGTCTGGTTCGCCGCCCGTCCTAGGTCCATGGCCCGCTCACCAGCGATTTTGATCATCTTGGCATCCCGTTGCTGCTGCCACGTGACGCCCATCCCATTCGTGAAGTCCTCGTGGGTGTACCGCTTGTTGAAGCCAGGGACGAACTCATCCTCTGCCGCGTTCGTCGACTCAGGAGTCCGCACGAACAGGCCGAGGCCAGCCGCTGTCATGTCCTCCTCGAAAGCGCCGTCGGAGTCCTTGACATTGGCCCAGTCCGTATACCTGGGTGGGAGTTCCTCGAACGAGTTCATGATAAACTCGTCGAGACCAGGGAAGAGGTGCCGTTGGAATTTTGATCTCGTTACACTCATGATAGCACCTCACTACAGCGTGGTCGCCAGGCGGACAAGGATCTTGGCGAATGCGCCGTAGTCGTTGTCTGCTGGGCTAGGGGCGAGGCCGAGGACCTGGAACTGTGTACCAGACCCATAGGTCGCACCGTCGATCTGCTGCCGTGACTGGCGCAGGTTCGCATCGCCTGCGTTGTCGTCGAGACCGGCCTTCTGGACTGAGTTTGCCTTCGCGAAGGTCGTCGCCTGGACGACGAAGACCGCCCGTGGGTCCTCGCAGACGATCGCCTTCCCCGCCGTCAGGGTCGGGAGGAAGTCCTTGGACATCGGCCCCTGTGGAGCCCCGGCAGTCGGTTCGATCTCGAATCCCATGACGATACCCCGGACAGTATCGCTGCCCGCTGCCCTCTCGTCGATTTCGCCGTCTGCATCGAGCGTGTATGCATCTCCAACGGCGAGGGTCTCGTTGTGGGTCGCTTTGACCGTTCGAGACCGCGTTACTGCGTGGGACTCCTGTGGCTGTTGAAACAGCCGGAATCCCGCCGGTCCATTTTTATTTGCAAGCATGATCTACTCCTCTGGGTATGCTTTGTCGTTTTCCACGTGTCGCCGGTCTGCCGCCAGCGCGAGACCAGCACTCTTCTTCTGCATCTGGAGAAGCATGTCCTTCGTCGGCTCCAGACTGGCAACTGCCTCTTTTGCGAGACGCTCGTACGGACGCCGCATACGATCGGCCAAGATCTGTGGGATCTTGATAAGGACCGTGTCTCCAACACGGTGGATAGACGCCTCGGGCCGACCGTAGTCGGCTGCGAAGATGTGTTCCGGGATACCACACTCATCCCGAGTGACCGGAACAAATCCTTGAGACATCTTTGTCGGTAGCTCGTCTACTGCACAGGACTGATAATGCATGCCCTTCTCACGGAGGGCCTCCGGTGGCAACAGGGGGTTGATGTAGAGTTCAATATCGTCGGCGTCGTCAGCAGGGATTGCCCACTTGTTTCCCTTCTTATCGACCACCACCCCTGCGACTTCGACTTCCCCGACTTCGATTCCGTCGGAGTCCGGCCTGACCGGATGCTCAGCGACCTGTGCCATACTCAGGATTCTCCTTCCGTCTTTGATTCATGCGGGACATGTATTTCTCAATCGTGACACGCCCGCCCGATCGGCTGACAAATAACTGGACGCCCCTCTTGTCCTCAGCGGACAGGTCCTCGAAGCGGAGGGGAGCGTTTGGGTCCTTGCTCCCCGTTGCGGGCCGGGTCCCTCGGACTCCGTCCGCTGGCTTCCGGACGGGCAACCGGGCGGGCTCTGCCACCGCCTTCGCCTTCCCGTTCCCACCCGCCGTCCGCTCCCGCTGCCGCCGAACAATCGACTCTGCCGTTGCTGTTGCCATCATGACACTCCCTGGGTATAGATTTCCAATTTCCTTCTTGACGTCCGCGAGGAGCTTATCCCGGATCGCCACGATCTCTGGGTCCCTCCCCGCGTCTCCGAAGATCGTCTCCGTCTGATCCCGGTCCGTCGCCATCGCCCGTTCGTACGCAGACATCCTTTGGGTCCCTGCGAGGATTCTCCGCTCCGTCTTCGCTGCGATTGTCTCGGCGATTTCCCTGATGACTCCGACGGGGTCTGTCCGAAGACGCGGTATGAGCTTCTCGACATCGAGGTCCGGCTCCTCCATTTGCTGGGCGGCCGTCTCCGGCTGCCCCTGCTTCGAGGACAGCGCCCCTCGGATATATGCTAGCTCCGCCCGTGTCTCGGCGAGCTGGTCCCGGAGTGTCTTGGCATCGACCGGGTCTTCGTCCTCACTAGGCTCCTCGACCGACGCGTCCCCCGTCTCGGGCTCCCCGACCGGTGCATCGTCCTCCGCGGGCACCTCCTCGGAGGCCCGTCCTAGCTCCTCGTCCTCTTCCAACGCGAGTCGCTCGTCGTCTGTCAGACCAGGCGTCTCCGCCAGTCCCTGACTCTCGTCTGCTGCTACTTCAACGGCCATGTCTCTTCTCCCTCCCCTTCTCCGTCTCGCATCTGTGATGATATCTGACTAAGCATCACGGGCCACTTCTGTACCGCCCGGAGGATCTCGATCCTTCCCCGTACGACATTCGCGGCCTCTGGGTCTGTCGACAGGCGAACAAGGTCCTCAAGACAGGCCCGCTCCAACCGTCGCACATATGCCACGAGGAGCTGCCACTCCGGGAGATCTACCAAGTTCGACACACTATACTCAGTTGGACTACTGGGGCGGACCACCACCGACTCCTTCTGGGCTTGTCCCCGGTCCGGTCTGCGACCCCGGCTGGCTGGACCCCGCTCGTCCCGGTCTGACGCCCATCTGGTTCATCATGTCCTGGACCTGTGACATCATGGCTGCCTGCTGCTGCTGTAGTTGTTGCTTCTGGGCGAACATGACCTGGTGCCCCTGGATGTGCTCAGCCAGGAGACGCTGAGGGGCGTCCCCGAAGTATGTATCCAACATCGGGGCAGACGCGAACTGCCAGTGCTCGTTGAGATGCATTTGGTGATCATCGGCCATCGACGGGCGGACCTGCTCCCCTCGTCCCATCTGCTTGTGCTCATGCTCGGGCGACTCCGAGATCGCCGGGGCCGTCGGGTATTGGATAGGGACGTTCTCGTAGTGAAGGACCGACATCAGTTTCTTCAACGCAATATAGATGGTCACAGGGGTCACGATCCCGAGCTGTATCAACGCAGGATTTGCGAAGACCGTGAACATCGCGGTGGCATTCTGCCGCTCCTGCTCCTGCGCGAGTTGCTCGACCGACGAGCTGACCGCCAGCATGTAATTCCCATGTAGACGATCCCGCTTGAGCGACTTGACGATCCGCTCCCCCTTCTGGCCCGTTACCTGGTAGACGCGACCGTCCGGCATGTATTGCTGGTATAGTCCAAAGATACGCGTGAGAAGCTGCTTATACGATCTGGCAATCCGGAGGACCATCTGTTCCGTTCGTAGATCAACTGAACCTTGCGTACCCACAAACTCGGAAGCGGACAGTCGCTTTGTAGGGAAGACACCAACAGCAGACTCAGATAGTCCTGCTTGTTCCTGGGCATTCCTACGAGCCAGTGCTTCATCCTGGAAGCTCCACTGTGAATTAAAGTTCATCTTCGGGAAGACGACTTTCGACGTATCCTTGACCGGGACCAGAAGACCGGGCTCGATTTTGATCTTCTCCGCGGGCATACCAGCAGCGGGCTCGTACATGCCAAAGGGCATGTTTGTCATCTGCCCGGCATCGAGCCGCTGTCGATGGATCGCGTCCATTTCGTTCTGACAGTGATCCATCCACTCGACGAAGCCCATCGGGTAGAAACGGCCCGGTTCCCGGATGTATTCAAAGGGGACGGGGGTCCGAAGACCATCCTTGTTAAGCTGCTCCAGCCGTTGGATCTTGAGTATCCGCCGTGCCCGCTCGCAGACCCAGACCGCCAACGCAACCGGGGGACCGTCCCCGAGGGGCCACTTGCCCTCCCAGCGGTAGACTTCTAGAAATTGTCGCGACGGGTGCGTGTGTGGCAGGTTCAGGGAGTCTGTGCCCTCGATGAGGTCTAGGTGCCGGGTCGTTTGCTTCTGGACGACCGTCGTGAGCTTGATTGTCCCAGACTCCGCGATCCGTTCCTCTTCGTCGATGTCGAATTTGCGGAAACGCCCGTCCTTGAAGCCCTTTTCGACGTCGTACCGGGACAGATAGGTCCTGTGGACGAAGAACGTAATCTCGTTGACGTCGTTTCCATTATTTGGAGCCACGATGTCTTCGAAAAGTGGGATTTCGACTACAACGCCGTCAAACATCACTACATCCCGCTGGACCTTCGCGTAGATACGCTCTCCCTTGAGGGAGAAGGTGATAGTCGCCTCGTGCTCCTCTGGGTCCCCCGATAGCTTATGTACGATCGTGTAGTCTCCGTAGTCCTTGACGGTATCGAGCTCCGGGTCCTCGTTTTTGAAAATATCCAGAATCGCCTCGTCGAGTTGCTCCTGGAGACCGCGGGTCTCGTCATATTCGAAGTCCGTCACATACTCTTGTCGGCGTGTGCTCCGTTCGTAGCAGGGCATCGGGAGGGCAAGACCATCGAGGAGGGTGTTGTGGATGATGTCGCCTAGGAGGGTCTCAATCTTGATATTCTCCTCTAGTTCGTAGTTAAACCACCCCGCAACCTCGTCACAGGAATCCTGCGGGATCGAGTTATCGAGGGACGAGAATGTCACATCGCCCAGGAGGGCCTTTAGGAGCCGGGCCTTTGTCTGTTCAAACCACGCGCTCGTGATCGGGGTCCGGATATTCGCTGCGCCTTCGTACGGGGTGTCCTTCTCCTCAGGTGTCCCCCGCCAGACATCCACGAAGCGCGCATGCCGGGTCTTCATAACCGAGTTCAGGCCATTCGCGTCGAATACGTCGCGGAGGATCAGTTGCACAAGCTGGTCCTCCTCCGCCCGCGGTATCTTGACCTCGGTGTCCGAGACGTCGCGGTCACGAAGGGCCTCTAGAAGGGCCTGTTCCTCCTCTAGCGAGGGTTGGTCCTGCGCGCCTGGTCCCTCCTCCGGTCCCTCCGGGCCAGACTGACCCGCCCCTGGCGGGGTCCCTGGCGGGGTCCCTGGCGGAGGGACGCCCATGTCAGGACCCGCAGGCGGGGTCCCGTTCATGGGCGCGATGGGTTGTTGCGACATCATGGGCGGGCCAGTCGGGCAGGCGGGCTACGGAGTCCAGGTCGGGCCA